CCAAATTTCAACATTCAATTCTTCTAATTCTGAAAAATCAAAATCCTCTTTTTTAATTATATCAGTATTTAATTTAATATCAGTATTTAATAGAGGTGCTTTTTCGGCATCCCGTTTATTGGTTTCCCGTTTTTGGGTTAATGGTACTTCGTGAACTATATATTCATATCCCTTAAATAAGCCCTTTTCTCTTTTTTGTAGTCTTTCTATATATCCAAGCTCTGAAAGTTCCTTAAATGCGCTATAAATTGCTTTTTTTCCGTCTTTGTGCCACTTTTTTACTTCTTCAACATACAAATCCCAAGATTCTGGAAGTGCTAACAAATGACACAATAATCCTTTTGCTTTTAAACTCATCTCCTTATTGAAGATGAACTCATTATTGATAGTGGTAAAATTGCTACTCTTTTTGACTAGAATTTTCTTCATTGTATGCTTTTGCTAGATGTTTTTCTTTTATAGATTTTACTTCTTTAATTATGTTTTTAATATCGAAAAAGCCAATATCTGCTCTCACAAGTTCTTCAAAACCCTCAAATTTATCTTTATAGAATACATCGTACTCCATCAATTCTTTGTGGCACTTATAGTGATGTATTACAGTAGCGTGATTCATTTTAAAAAATTTAGCTGTTTTGGAATATCCAAGATTCAAAGTATCTTTGCAAAAAGCATATACCATTCTTCTAGCATCTATTAGATGTCTAGTTCTTGTTTTATTATAAAATTCTTTTTTTGATATGTTTGAAACTAAACAAGCTGCTTCAACACATTTTGAAACTTTGCTATTTATTTCCATCAAATCAAAAGCTTCATCAATCATAAAATTCATTATCTTGTATTTTTCTTCTGATATTATCCACATACTCATCAGCAATATTGAAAAGTAAATCTGTAACATCCTGTTTATTAAAAATTATTTTGTCAATCTCAACAGAGTAATAAGCTGGAGTGTCATAATCTCCAGAATCCTCCCAAACTGTAAACTCAAACTCCAGCCCCTCCTCTGTTATATATGTGTCTTTTTTATTCATTAGAACGGTAAATCATTAGTTGAAGAAGTTGGTTTTTCGCCTTTTAGAACCCAATTAGAGAACACCTCAGCGACTTCTATAATCTTTGTAACATTGGCTTCTCCTATAACATTACAAGCGTTTGTCAGAGCGTTTTGTTTAACTATTAGTTCTTGAACATTGTCCGCTTTTGGAGCTGGTT